AATACTTGCAAGAAACTTCGCCAAGTCAGTTCGACCGTGATACCGGAAAGTACCTCGGGAGTCCTGTGATGCCAGAACAACGGGAAGCCCTGGAAAAAATATCTGGAAAGATTCACGGGCATTATCGGATTCATAAGATGACCCCGTGACATGGTGTTTGACTATCACTATCGCGAACGTGATTCCTTGCTCATTAATTACAGCGCCTTCAAAGCTACTCATGAAGCTCTCCTTGATATACAGCGCCAAAATTAGCGCTTTCCCAGTCCCTGGGTTGGCATGCAGGGACTGAGAGATCCTGCTGCGTGAAGGCATAAAGCTACTATTTCTGCACCCTTGGGCGTTACTGGCGATTCATACAGGCGGCAATTCCGGCCTGGTTATCGCAACTGACGATACCCGCTTCAATCCGGAGAATAATTTATGCCGTATCCAAGGCCGACGCTATCAGATCTGCGAGCACAGACCGCCTCCGATATCACGGCGGGGTTGCCGACCGTAGACGGCTTGCTCCGCTTTTCGAACATGCAGATCACCGGCAAGGCGGTTGCCGGCCTGGCCCATCTCAATTACGGATATCTCGATTGGATTTCCAAGCAGGCGACGCCGTTCACCAGCTCCGCCGAATATCTTGAAGGCTGGGCCGGGCTGAAGAAGGTCTTCCGCAAGACAGCATCCTACGCGAGCGGCACGGTGACGTTCCCCGGTTCTCCCGGTAAGACGCTGGATGCCGGTACCGAGATTGCGCGCAGCGACTCGGTGACCTTCACTGCCCAAGGCAGCGCAACGGTAGGCGAGGGCGGCATGGTCACCGTGACGGTCTTGGCCGATACGGCGGGCGAGGCTGGCAACACGCCTATCGGCAGCCTGATGACCTTGGGTGTTGCCATCGACGGGATTCAATCGACTGGCGCTGTCACGGCGGTGATTACCGGTGGCGCCGATCAGGAACTCGACGAGTCGCTGTTCAATCGCATGCTTGACGCTTACCAGGCCACCGCCAATGGCGGCTCGAAATCTGATTACGTGACCTGGGCGGAAGCGATTCCTGGTGTCACCCGGGCGTGGTCGAGGCCGAACGGGTTTGGCGTTGGGACGGTTGTCCTGTACGCGATGCTCGATGATGCAAACGTTCTATATGGGGGATTTCCCCAGGGGCAAAACGGCATGTCTCAAAAGGACAACCGAGCGGCCCTCGGCAGTATCGCCGCTGGTGACCAGTTGAACATTGCTGACACCGTGTTCGACCTGCAGCCTGCGACGGCAATGGTCTACGTCTGCTCACCGCTGGCCAGCCCGATCAACTTCACAATCACCGGCCTTACCAACGCCTCGACGGATCTCCGCGCCGATATCGCGGCAGCGATCACCGAAGTGTTTCTGGAGCAGGGCGACCCAACCACGGATAACCCGGTCGTGGCGCTGAGCGATATTGAGTCGTCCATCGCAGCGATATCGGGCACCAAGGGCTTCGTCATCACGTACCCGGCCGCGAATATTGCGAACACCATCGGCCACCTGCCGACCCTGGGCGTCATCACTTACCCCTGAGCCTGCTCATGTCAAAACCTTCGTATACCAGTGCCGACTTCACGTCCGCGCTGCTTTCGCTGCTTCCCCGTGGGCGGGCCTGGCCGAAAGAGCTGACCAGCGTTCAGGCGCAATCGGTGTCCTGCTTTGCCCCGACATTCCAGCGGATCAGCGGCAGCGCAGTTGGGATGCTGGACGACACCTTTCCGGCAACCACCGTCAACTTTCTGAGCGAGTGGGAATCCACGCTGGGCCTGCCAGATGCCTGTGCTGGCGTCGCTCCCACGGTGGATGCACGTCGGCGGCAGGTCGTCGCGCGATTCACCAACAGCGGCGGCCAGTCCATCGAGCACTTCACCGCATACGCCCAGGGCCTGGGGTACGCCATCACGATCACCCAGCACGCACCGTTCCGGATGGGGCAGAGCACCACCGGCCAGCCTCTGGGCAATAACGACTGGTTCTTCGCGTGGACCGTCAATGCGCCGCTTAGCAGCGGGGCTTACGGCAATAAGGTCCTGGAGTGCGAACTCAGGGAGGCCATGCCCGGCCACACCGTTCTGAACTTCAATTATTCGTGAGGCCATAGATGTATCAAATTGATAACTCATCGGCGGCATCGACGATTCCGCCGAGCACGTCCGCAGGCCTGGCAGGTTTCTTCACCGACGGCGATCCGGTGGCAAACATTGCCCCGACGGTGCTGCCCGCCGAGTTCATGAACATGCTCATGATGGAGCTGCTGAACGTGCTGGCGGCGGCCGGCGTCACGCCATCGAAAACCAACTTCACGCAGTTGGCCCTGGCGATCGGCCAGCTGATCCGTTCGGGCGCTTCCGGCTACGGCATCGACACCGGTGCCGCGAACCTCTACACGGTGCCCTACAGTCCTGCCGTGACCGCTGCCACCGACGGCATGCTTGTCCGGTTCAAGGCCAAGACGGCGAACACCGGGGCCAGCACCTTTGCCCCTGACAACTTGACAGCGAAGCCCCTGATCGGCGCCGGGGCGCTGCCGTTGCAGGGCGGAGAGATCATTGCCGGGGGTACCTGCTCAGTGATCTGGCTTTCAGCGTTGGGCAAGTGGGTCCTGCTGGGCTGCACCGGTGGCGCAGTTCAGGTGGCGCCCGGCAGTGCATCGGCGCATGCAATGACGATCGCGCAGATGCAGACGGCCTACGGCGTCTACGCGCTGGACGCCGGCACAGCAAACACCTACGCCGCCGCATTTGCACCCGCGATCAACTCGCTCGTAGACGGCACAAAACTCACCTTCCAGGCCCTGGCCGCCAACACCGGTGCCTCAACGCTGAACGTCAACGGCCTGGGCGCCAAGCCCCTGATCGGCGGTGCTCAACAGCCCCTGCAGGGCGGCGAGATCATCGCAGCCGGTAAGGCCGAGGTGATTTACCACAGTGGCCTTGATTCATGGGTGTTGTGGACTGGCGGCGGTAGTCCGCAGGTGCCTAACGCTACTAAACCGCTGCACGCCGTGAACATGGCCCAGCTCTCCAATTCGTACATCACATACTTCATGGGGCAAATCTAATGGCCAGTGGAACACTTGGAACGCCAGCGAGCCTTCCGGCGATGGCGTACACCACCATTTACACCGTCCCTGCCGGAAAGACCTCGGCCGTCAACTTCAACCTGGTGAACACCAGTCCTTCGGCAGTACTTGTTCGCGTCGCAATCAGCGCTACCGGCACACCAACGGCAACAGAATGGGTCGAGTACGACGCCTATCTGCAACCGGCGGGCGATCAGAGCAACGGTAACGTCCTTGAGCGATCTGCCTTCATGTGTGAGGCCGGTAAAAATATTGTCTGCTATGCCAGCGCCGCTGGTGTGATTGCTCGCGCCCACGGCGCGGAGGGTTAACGATGGCTCGCTATATCTTCTCCTCCAGCAACTCCGGCTTGGCCAGCGCAAGCTCGAAGCTCAAGGCGGGCGCGCCTTTCGTTACCAACGACGTGGTTCAAATGATGGCGAACGGACAGGCAGCGCCCGCAAGGACCAGTGATTATGCGGCAGTGGCGAACGCCGGCACGGGAATTCTTGCCGCTACCTCGGCCACAAATAACGCTGTGACCCAGTCTTACAGCGGTTCGCTGTCCGCCCAGGGGCCGGACGGTTCCATTTACTTTCTAAAGTCTGGGGCTTTGGATAAATACTCTGTGGCCGGTGTGCTGATCCAAAGTTATACAATCACCACGCTATTGACGATGAACAATCTTTTCTTTTTGTCGAACGGGAATCTGTGTATCACAGGCGTTGACGGTTCCACCAATGCCTATTACATGATTTACAATACCGTGGGTATGGTGCAAGTCGTAGCGCCTACGTTGATGACCGCGTCAAGTGGTTACGCTAAAAACCTAGCTACTATCCCGCTGGTGGGTGGCGGTTTTGCGGCGTTGTATAGCAATAATTCGACGGCTATCACTGCGACTTTAGCGGTTTACAGTAATGCTGGCGTTTTGCTTGGGTCGGCGGCAATTACTACGACAGCCGGCTCATATCCAGCGCTGTTTAACTTGGCCCAGCTTTCTAATGGTAATATTGTTGTTTGTTACTATAACAATACCTATCAAGTTGCCGTTTATAGCGCCTTGGCGGTAATTCAGGTTCCTGCGTTTAATGCGGGATTTAGTCCGATTTCTGGCACATATAATACCTCCTGTCCGTATTTCTCGGTCATGAATGGGTATTTTGCCTTGGCTCATGCTGGGGTGACATGTGCGATTTACAACAACAGCGGCGTGCAGCAGGGCTCAACATTTGCGGCTGTGCCAATGGCCTTGGCTTACCCGGCTTATACATGCTCCGTGGTAAACGATGGCTCTGTGTTCTGGCTGGTGTACCTTTCGAACACTGCACTCGTTTATGTCAGCATTACGACGGCAGGTGTTAGGCTCTGTACGAAAAGTATTGTCGCAAACACCGCATTGCACAGGCCAATGAGACCATCGCCGCAAAACTTGTTGCGAGCTTGTCGAAGCGAGTCACGATGCGGCGATTCTCTTTCAGCCAGCCGA